AATCAGGATTTGCCACAAGAATGTAGCAAACGAGGGAATAAGTTAGAAGGACTAAAGGAAAAGGATTTAATCGGGATCCCTTGGATGTTGGCTTTTGCATTGCGTGCTGATGGGTGGTATTTAAGACAAGATATCATTTGGCATAAACCTAACCCTATGCCTGAGAGCGTTAGAGATAGGTGTACTAAGTCACATGAGTATTTATTCCTATTAAGTAAGAATAAAAAGTATTACTATGACAACGAAGCAATCAAAGAACCAGTTAAACAAGACTGGGGTACAAGAAACAGAGACAACGGAAAGTACCACAAAGAAGGAACAGGATTGGCACCACATAGCGGACTTACAAAAAGCTATACAACAAAGAATAAACGATCTGTCTGGTCAATAACAAATAAACCATACAAAGGTGCACACTTTGCTGTATATCCACCTGACTTAATTGAACCATGTATCAAAGCAGGAAGTGAAGAAGGTGATATAGTTTTAGATCCATTTATGGGATCAGGAACTACTGCACTTGTTTCAAAATCTTTAGGTAGACATTACATAGGTTGCGAATTACATGAAGAGTATGGTAAACTAATACAGAAGAGATTAAGTGAAAAATCTTTTGCGAGGTTAAAATTAGATGAGTGAAAGAATTGAAGAAACTATCTTACGTAACCTCATATATAATGAGGAGTATTATCGAAAGGTAGTCCCTTTTCTAAAAGCAGAATATTATGAGACTTACCACGAGAGAATTATCTTTGAGGAAATTGCTGACTTTGCTGCAAAGTATGACAAGATCCCTACTAAAGAAGTTCTCACAATTAATATCCAAAATAGAACAGACCTTACAGAAGAGGCATTCCAAAATTCATTACAGGGAATAAATTCTCTAACTGATGAATGGGTTGACTATGAATGGTTGCTAGATGCAACAGAGAAGTGGTGTCAAGATCGTGCTATATACTTAGCACTTATGAAATCAATTCAAGTTGCAGACGGTCAAGATAAAAAAATGTCAAAAGATGCTATACCTAGCATCTTACAAGAAGCACTAGCAGTTTCTTTTGATGAGCATATCGGACACGATTACATTGAACAAGCTACAGACAGATACGAATTCTACCACAGAAAAGAAGAGAAGATCCCATTTGATTTGGAGAAGTTTAACTTCATTACCAAAGGTGGTCTCAGTAACAAAACTCTCAATGTCGCTCTTGCTGGTACGGGTGTCGGGAAGTCTTTATTCATGTGCCATGTTGCTGGTTCCGCGCTCACTCAGGGCTACAACGTTCTCTACATTACATGTGAAATGGCAGAGGAGAAGATTGCTGAACGAATTGACGCAAATCTTCTGAACGTAAGTGTCAAAGATATTGTAGAACTACCAGAAGTTCTATTCTCTAGTAAAGTAAATGAGATCGCTAAAAAAACTAGAGGTAAACTTATCATCAAGGAGTATCCAACAGCGTCTGCACATGCAGGACATTTTAAGGCACTCCTAAGCGATCTCAAATTAAAAAAAGATTTTAAACCAGATCTTATATTCATCGATTATTTAAATATATGTGCAAGTGTGAGGTACAAAGGTGCAGTTGTTAACTCGTATACCTATGTTAAGGCGATTGCTGAGGAGCTTCGGGGTCTTGCTGTGGAATGTAATGTCCCTATTGTCTCTGCTACTCAAACTACTCGTAGCGGGTATGGTAACTCTGATCCCGATCTTACTGACACTAGTGAGTCTTTTGGTCTCCCTGCCACTGCTGATTTTATGTTTGCCCTTATATCTACTGAGGAGCTCGAGCAACAGGGTCGCATCTTGGTCAAACAACTTAAAAACAGATACTCAGACCTCGTTACCTCACGAAAATTCATGGTGGGAATTGACAGATCGAAAATGAGGTTGTATGATGTTGCAGATGACGCATCTCAAATTAACATAGAAGATGAAGAGGTAGGAGAAACCTTACAACAATTCTCAAAAACACAAAACCGTTTATCAAAATTTGCAGAATGGAACGTATGATCGATTTCAATAAGTATCAGTCTTTTGTGGCAGAAGTCACATCTGATGCATCAACAAACTTTGTTGACTTCGCTGATCGTATTGGCGAGTTAGACCGTGAAGGTGCTAACATTGAACGTCTCCTTACTAGTGGTGTTGGCATCAATGCTGAAGGTGGTGAGTTCCTTGAGAACACCTTATTATTGAGTTGGGTGATATTATGTGGTACGTAGCACAAGCATGTATGGCACTAGAGATTGATATGAAAGACGTTCTAAACATCAATATGAATAAACTAGCAAAAAGATATCCTAAAGGAACGTTTGATATCTACCTTTCAGAAAATAGAAAAGCAGACGATAGGTAATGTCTCCTATAGTTATTGATAATTATATTTCTTTTAATTCTTTTCAAACATTAAAGAAAGGTTTTTTGAGTAGTCAGTTTCCTTGGTTTTATAATCCATATGTTTTAACCAAAGAAGGAGATCATCCTGACGAAGATGATCAAAGTTATCAGTTTACAAACCTTCTCTACAGACAAAATCACGGACCTCAATCAGAGGGATACAATTATATAATTCCAATTTTACAAAAGTTAGATACACCAAACGTTATTATTAGAGCAAAGATAAATTTAAATCCAAGAGATACAGAACATACTATGCTTGGTGGTTATCATGTAGACCATCCTTTTAATAATGCAAAGACAGCAATATATTATGTGAATACTAACAACGGATGGACAGAGTTTGAGACAGGAGAAGTAATACCCTCAGTTGAAAATAGAATAGTTATATTTGATAGCAAAATTAAACACGTAGGATACAGTTGCACAGATGAAAAGACAAGAGTAGTACTGAATATTAACTACCTCCCTCTAAATAGTTAGACGGGAGGTTTTTTATGAAAGCAGGAGATTTTTTCAGAAACGGTGGAAGGTATCTTGATCGCCTTGATACCTTTTTTGATAAAGCTTTAAATCGTAATGGAAAAGCAAACCTCTTCTTAACAGACATGGGTACTGTTGAAGTGGCAGGATTTACTGCGACTACAAGAGTTAATAATAGATATTTTACTTCCCCATTTCAAGACTTCCATAACATTAAAGGAAGTGCTGGTAAAGAATTTTCTGCGAAGATGCTATTTGATGAAGTGTGTAGGCAAGGTTTTCGTGGTAGAAATGGTATTGAGTTTACGTGTAATATTGCTGGTGATGGTGTATCTCGTAGTGTAAGTAGTAGAGATGTTTACTTAAAACTAGATGAATTTGTAAAAACTGATGAGTTTGGTGGACAACAGAAAGGTGGTAAGAAAGTTAATATGGGTAATCAATATGAAGATGATCTTACCCAAGCATTGATTGATCATTGTTCTGGTAAGAAACCTAAAAAGTATGCAGATCATGTTAGTAAAATAGTTGATGCTATGGTCAAAAAATATGGAGCAGCACCTACTAAAGCTATAGGTGAGGGTGGTAAAAACCAAGCACGTCCTCTTAAGAAAAAAGGCAAGAATATTGTTATCTCTGCAGGTGGTACTACTGCTACATATGACATTGGAAAAACTCTGACAGATATTACATTAACAGTTGCTGGTAAACCAGTATATCTTTCAGTCAAATTTGGAAGCACACTATCATTTTTCAACTGTGGTATTAAAGGTACAGGTAAAGATAAACTTAATTTATTTCCAGAAGCAAGTTTAATAGCAGGTGAAGTGCCTGATGATGGTCAGGAATATCTTGAGATGTTTGGTATAGATCAACAAAAATTTATAGATGTGTTTGCTAATTATGGCAAGGTTACTGGTACTACAGTTGATAATCATATTGAAAAAACTACTCTATCTCCTAGTGGCAAAAAAGCATTACAAGAAATGATCAAGAGTGGTGTTGGTTATGGTTATTGGATGGTTCATTATACTGGTACAAAATTAGAATGTTATGAAATTGATAAAGAGTATATGAACAAAGCTGCATCTCTCGTTGGAAACACAGTTGAGATAAATTATGGTGGTGCAGGTGGTAGAGGTAAGAGAGTTGATATGATATTTGAAACTAAATCTTATGATTTCAAATTTAATATTAGAAATAAACAAGGTGGAACTTATCCTACTCACACCAATGGAGATTACTATAAAAAGTAATGGCAAACGTTAAGCAACTAAAACATCTAGAACATCTTGAGGATGAAATGCTCAACTATGGAGTTGAGGGTTGTAAAGCTGCGGTGTCATTTTTACAAGAACTTAAAAAGATGTTGGGTCATCAGGAAAGTTCTGGTTTTATGCAAACAAAATGGGATGGTGCTCCGTCAGTTGTTTGTGGTACAGATCCACAAACAGGGATGTTCTTTGTTGGCACCAAATCTGTGTTTAATAAAAATGATCCTAAATTTTGTTATAGCGAAGAACAAATTGATGGTTGGTATGAGGGTGACCTTGCAGAAAAACTTAAATTTTCTCTTCGTTATTTTTCTACCCTTGACATTCAAGGTGTGGTGCAAGGTGATCTTTTATTCACATCAGATATTAGGAGGCAAAAAATAAATGGAGAAGAGTTGTATACTTTCAGACCCAACACAATTACTTACGCTATTCCTGTTACTCATCCTATTGGAAGAGCAGCTAGCAGAGCAAAAATTGGGGTAGTATTCCATACTCATTACACAGGAGATGTAATTCCTGAGATGCAAGCAAGAGCTGGTGCTAAAATAAATGGATCTGAAGATGTATTGGTAGTTAAGAATGACACACCCATGCATCGTGTTGGACTTTCTAGAACAGAAATGAATACATTTGACAGACACGTGTCAAAAATAGAAAGTATGTGTAGGTCTTGTGGTGATTTCTTAGATGAACTAGTCAGTGAAACTGGTACAACAGGTGATGCTAAGTTTCATATTGCTTCTTATCTTAAACAGTTTTTCAATAACGAGATAAAAAATGCTCGTAGTATTGGTAATATAGATGAAGCAATGTATAACATGTTGAATTTTTATGAGGAGAAAACAAATAAAGAACTTGCAAAAATTAAAACAATTGCAAACCTGACTAAGAAAAGAAACCTTGTATATGGTAGTCAATTGTATGTTGAAAAGAATAAGGACAAGTTTAAAGCGATGTTGTCATTGTATCGAGAACTTCAAACAGTGAAGCAAATGGTTATAGATAAACTTGACCACTTGGAAGAGTTCAGAACATACGTTCAAACAGACAAAGGATACAAGGTCACAACTCCTGAGGGATATGTACTTCATAAAGATGGCAGTATGATTAAGTTTGTTAATCGCTTGGAGTTTGCATACAACAACTTCACTCTACAGAAGCAATGGCGTTAAATTGTAATAAATGCTATTTTACATTTGGTAGGTTTCAACCACCTACCACAGGTCATGCTGAGAATTTTAAAGGAGTAAAGTCTGCAGCAGGTCGTGATGACTACCGTATATACATCTCACAGTCTGTAGATAAAAAAGGTACTAATCCTTTACCACCTGATAGAAAACTATATTATATGAATAAGATGTTTCCAGAACACAAAGGAAAGATCTTCTCAGGTCCTAGAGATCCAGTTGCTATTATGCAAGATCTAATGTTAGGTGGGTATAATGAAGTAGTATTTTTGGTAGGTTCTGACAGGGTTTCTGCTATGCAGTGGTTACATAAATATAATGGAACTGAGTTTTCATTCAGAACAATTGATATTCAATCTTCTGGAAGTAGAGATGCTGATGGTGATACCTTTGCCATTTCTGGAACTAAAATGAGACGTGCAGCGCACGCTGACGACTTTAAAACATTTCGTTCTGGAATTCCAAGAGCATTAAATGATCGTGAATGTCGCGCTCTCATGCAAGAGATTAAAAATGCGCTACCTAAAAATTATAAATGAAAGATTTTAAGAAACTACGAGAAGAAGCACTGCGTCAACAGCAAAGACAACAAGAAGTCTTTAAAGAAGGAGATACTGTCATGTCATCCCGCACTGGAGACAAAGGACATATCCATAGAGTTGGTGGCAACTATGCAATTGTAATAACAGAGCATGGTAATATGTTCCGTGAATGGATTAAGAACATTAGAACTATAAATAATACGAGAAGAACCTCCCTTTAAACGATGAAGTATCCAAAACCTGTAAATACTGTAGAAAATAATGACGAGTTTTCGTCAGCATTGATGGAATCTTTTAAGAGTTGGCAAGATGGCAACACTTTCCAAGGTACAGAGATGCCTGATCTTCACGAAGCACCCTTTGATGGTATGATGCCTCAGTCACATGGTGCAGAAATTGAGAAGACCTCTTTGAAAAAGAAAGGTCCTAAGAAAGAATCACCAAAAGCACAACTTGCTACCAAAGAAGAGTACGAAGTTCTTGAGCGTGAAGAGTATGAGATTGATGGAGAGACTTGGGTTCTAGAAAAAAGACTTTATGCAGTAGAAGGTAGCATGGAGACTGCACGTAAGAATGTGGGTGCATCTACATGTTGGAAAGGATATAAGGCAAAGGGAACTAAGAAGAAAGGTGGTAAGACTGTTCCTAATTGTGTAAAAGAAGAGGAAGTAGTAGCAGAGCATCATCAGAAAGATAAGGATGGTAATACAATTCCACATGAAGGAGAGGAATTAGAAGAAGGTAAGAGAGGTCTATATGATAACATCCATGCTAAGAGAAAGCGTGGTGAGTCACCAGCAAAACCTGGCGATAAAGGATATCCTGCTAAAGATGCCTTCAAAAAAGCAGCAAAGACTGCTAAGGAAGAGGTAGAACTAACAGAGAAAAAACTAGATCCAGTTGGTAAAGAGGACAAGGACATTGACAATGATGGAGATCATGATAAGTCAGACAAGTACCTAATTGCTAGACGCAAGAAGGTAAGTAAAATCCTTGCAATGAAAAAGAAAAAATGAAA